CAAAACAGATATATCAGGAACTTTTGAATGGACTGGTACACACAATCATCTTTCATCATTTACAACATCAGACCATTTTATTGCAAAAAAGGGTATAAATAATTATCTTAATCCAGCAGCAAGAAATGCAGCAATTGCATCTCCTACTGCAGGTACTCTTGCATTTGTACGTCAAGATGCTAGTGGTAATACAATAAATCAACTTCAGTATTACAGTGGATCTGCTTGGGTACAGGTAGCAGCAGATTCAGATCCAACCCCAAATATATTTATGCTTATGGGTTGCTAGTGTGATAGAATAAGAATTGAGGAGAAATAAATGCCAACAACATATAAAGTATTAGGTCAATCAAATCCTTCTGCAACAACAGAGGCAATTCTTTATACCGTCCCATCTTCTACACAATCAGTAGTCTCAAGCATTGTAATTTGTAATCAGGCTGGAACATCTGCCACTTTTAGAGTTGCTGTAAGGCCTTCAGCAGACGCTACAACTGCTAGTAAACATTATTTAGTTTATGGAACAACAGTTGCTGCAAATGACACCATTATTTTAACAATGGGAGTAACCCTTGCTGCTTCAGATAAGATTTTGGTTTATGCATCAACTGCAAATATATCTTTTGCGGCATACGGATCTGAACTTGTTTAAACACAATGACAATTTCAAAGGTATCTTTACAAACATTAACATCAAAAAAGTTACAATATACCACACCAATTGATGATATTCCAGATGGTGCAATACCAACTGCAACAAACGTTGGAACATCTCGTTCTTTTAATGATGGGGCTGCAACTATTACTTTGGTTACCCCCACAACAGGTGGTCCAGCAACAGATTACACAGTAACTTCAACTCCAGGAAATTTTACTGCTACTGGTAATTCACCACTAACTGTTACTGGATTACAGTCTGGAACATCTTATACCTTTACATCAAAAGGAAATAGCGCATTAGGAAGTTCTTATTTACCAAGTGTCGCCTCAAATTCAATTACAGCAACTACAGTTCCAGATGCTCCAACTATTGGTGTAGCAACTAAGGTTAGTAATACCGTAGCAAGTTTAACATTTACACCTCCAGCAAGTGGTGGAAGTTCTATTACTGGATATACAATAGCATCATCCCCATCTATCTCAATAACTACTAGTGCTGGAACAACTAGTCCATTAACAGCGACTGGATCATTTCTTGGAGGTCAGTCTTATACTTTTACAATCTCCGCAACTAATGCAAATGGAACTGGACAACTTAGTTCTGCAAGTGCTGGAGTAATAGTTACAGAAACTTCTGTTCCAGCAAAACCAGCAGCACCAACTGTAACAACAGCAGCACTCGCAGATACAGTAACTTGGACTGCACCAGCAACTGGCGGATCCACAATTACTGGTTATACATGGGCTTCATCCGATGGTAAAACTGGCACAGTTAACGGATCAACTCTTTCTGTAGTTGTTACTCAAGAAGGAAACACATCACAAACATATACCGTTTATGCTACAAACGCAATTGGAAATTCTTTAACATCAGATCCTTCAGGTAGTGTAACTACCCCACCGTTCTTCCCACCATTCTTCCCGTTCTTCCCACCATTCTTCCCACCGTTCTTCCCACCATCATTCCCACCAGCACCACCATTCTTTCCGCCATTCTTTCCGTTCTTCCCAGTATTCGTACCACCATTCTTCCCACCAAGTTTTATATATTCATCTGAAAGATTTAAACACAGTATAGTACGAGTTATAAATATTAAATAAATATAAAAACCCCCAAGGATAAAATCCAAGGGGGTATTTTTATTTAATTTTTCTCTTACTTACATGGATACTTGTTGTACCATTCTTTGTACCGTGTTCCATTCACAGAACTCCATGATGACCAGTCTTTTCCACCCTTAGTCATATGTAGAGCAATTTGTGCATTAATTACTGGGTTAAACAACTCAGCATTTGAATCTAGTTCAAACTTTTCTCTACGGTCTGGACCTAACTCACCAATCATATTAATTTGGAAAACCCCATATGATGAATCTCCAGTTTCACTGTTGCCATTAAAAGCAAATGGTCTTCCATTGGATTCTGCTTTAGCAATTGCACATGCAGATCGTAAAGCATTGCCTTTGAAGCCTACTGCCCTTAACAAGTCAACCAACTGCCCATCAGTTAATTTATGAGCATTTTCATACTTTTCTAATATTTTGTCTTTAGAAACCAAAAAAGCCACCTGGGGGGTGGCAGACTTCACAGACTCTTTAATTAGTAAGTTATTTTCATTTGTTGCATTTGCAGAAGCCGAAAAAACGGTACTACAAATAACCAACGTTAATACCCCTAGCCAAACATTTGATTCTCTCATTGTAGAATACCTCCTAGAGAACAAATGCTACCTACTGGTAGCATGTATTAATTATAACACTAATTTGACCTTTTGGTCAAGTTGGAATAATAAAATATAAAAATATTTTAAATATTGCTTTAGTTAGTGGTATAATGATAAGATTATGGCTACATTTAGAGATCAAGCGCTTAGTGCATATTCAATTGGATCTACCCCACCAACAGTTACCTGGACAGTCGTAAAAGGCGATACAGCGGCTTTTAGAGTATATGTGACAGATGACAATAAAGACCCACTAACAATTGCTGATTGGGATATTGAGATGGAAATTAAAAGACCAACAGTGCCAGGGGATATAGACAGTAATACTGCAGCACACGTTGTAACAATTTTTCCAGAAGCAGAAATTGGAGATGGCTCAGGAGAATTTACAGTATCCCTAACATCTGGTGAATCAAGAAGTTTAAATACTGGTGATATATTTGATATTGAGTTACGTGATGATACTCGTGTATGGACAGTTGCTCGTGGCAAAATGATTATAGTTGAGGACATTACAAACAACGAGGAGTCCTAATGGCATCTGTTGTTATAAGTGACAAAAGTTTAATACCTTCAAAAATAAAATCAAAAAGTTATCCAGTAGTAAAATTAGACGATATTAACAAAACAGCAACAATTACAGATATTAAATTTTTTACTACATCTTTAAAAGAAAAAGACTATCCAGAGTTAGATATTCTTCCAAATGAAAGAACATCTATTGCAATTGAAATTCTTCCGTTTAGAGTTAGGTTTACAAACATTGGTTTGTTGGGAGCATCTGCAGGTATCCCTGGAATTGGACTTCAAATCATTGGAATCAATAACTATATTCTTTAACATAATGGTATAATAGGCCTATGGCAAAGATATCAACCACCAACGTAAAAGCCCTGTTTCAAACAGGTGATAGACCAACTCAGGAAAACTATGTAGACTTAATTGATAGTACTTCTGCTAGGTCTACCGATCTTGGATCAGATGGCAACAATGAGTCAACAATTAACGGAATTGAAAACTCAACAATTTTTGATAATTTTACCGCAAGTGAATGGCGATCAATGAAATATATGGTTTCCATTAAATATGTAGCAGGTGGTGCAAATAAGTACTACTCTACAGAATTGTCTATATTGATTGACGGAACAGACGTATCTGTTAGTCAGTATGGAATAGTTGAAAACGATGGGAATATTGGCACCATCTCTGTTTCAAGGGCTGGAGACACAGTTTCATTAACTGTTGTTCCAGTAGGGGGAATTACACCGATAACTCTACGCTACATGCGTATGGGATTAAAGGCTTAACCTAGGAGATAAAAGATGGCAACCGTAACAAAAGATTTTAGAGTAAAAGCGGGACTGGTAGTTGAGGGATCAACTGCGACCGTTAATGGAAAGAACATCATCACAGCAGGCACAGTAGATGCTAAGGGTGATTTAATTGTTGGTAGCGCAGACGATGCAGTTGCTCGTTTAGGAGTTGGCACAAATGGTCAAGTACTTACAGCAAACTCATCTGCTACATATGGTGTTGAATGGTCAGCCCCAGCAGCAGTTGGTGTATTTGATACACAGATTACATTTGAAGGTTCAACAGCAGATGACTATGAGACAACCCTTACAGTTGTAGATCCAACAGCAGATCGTACAATTACACTTCCTAACGTATCGGGTACTGTAGTTACATCTGGTGATACTGGTACAGTTACAGCAACAATGCTTGCTGCAGATTCAGTAACTACCGCAAAGATTCTTGATGCTAACGTAACAGCAGCAAAACTTGCTACAGATTCTGTAGAGACAGCGAAGATTAAAGATGCAAATGTAACTGCTGCTAAACTTGCTGCAGATTCTGTAGAAACAGCAAAGATTGTTGACTCAAATGTTACAGCAGCAAAGTTGGCTGCAGATTCAGTTACAACTGCAAAGATTCTTGATGCAAACGTAACAGATGCAAAACTTGCTTCAAACTCAGTTACAAACGCTAAAATTGCAGATTCAGCAGTTGATACAGCAGAGATTGCAAATAGCGCAGTAACAGCAGTAAAACTTGCTACAGATGCAGTAGAAACAGCAAAAATTAAAGATGCTAACGTAACTGCTTCTAAACTTGCTACAGACTCTGTAGAGACAGCAAAGATTAAAGATCTTAACGTAACAGAAGCAAAAATTGCAGAAGGTGCAGTAACTTCAGCAAAGATTGCTAATGACACAATTGTAGATGCAGACATTAACTCTGCAGCAGCAATTGCTCAGTCAAAGATTTCAGGATTGACAACAGACCTTGGCAACAAACTAGCACTTGCTGGTGGCACAATGACTGGTGCAATTGCAATGGGTACAAACAAGATCACAGGTCTTGGTACACCAACTGATGGAACAGATGCAGCAACAAAGAATTATGTAGACTCAGCAGCACAAGGTATTGATTGGAAAGCATCTGTACGAGCAGCAACAACTGCAAACGTAACACTCGCCTCTGATCTTGAAAATGGAGATGTCCTTGATGGCGTAACTCTTGCTACTGGAGATCGTGTTCTTGTTAAGGATCAGTCAACTGGTTCAGAAAACGGTATCTACGTTGTTAAGGCGTCTGGTGCCCCAGATCGTTCAACTGATGCAGATTCAGGTGCAGAAGTTACTGCAAATTTTGCGGTATTCGTAGAACAAGGAACTGTAAACGCTGATCAAGGTTATACATTAACCAACAATGGTGCAATCACAGTTGGAACTACAGCACTTACCTTTACTCAGTTTACTGGTTTAGGACAAATTGTTGCGGGTACAGGATTAGACAAGACTGGAAACACTCTTGATATTGATTCAACTGTAGTAACATTAACAGGTACACAAACCCTTACAAACAAGACTCTTACATCACCAACATTGACAACTCCTGATCTTGGAACCCCATCAGCAGGAACTTTAACAAACGCAACTGGTCTTCCAGTAGCAACTGGTATTTCAGGTCTTGGAGCAGGCGTGGCAACATTCCTTGCAACTCCATCTTCTGCAAACCTTGCATCAGCATTAACTGATGAAGCAGGATCTGGAACAGTAGCATTTACTAATAGTCCAACCTTTACTACACCAACCCTTGGTGCAGCAGCAGCGACAAGTATTGCTCTTCCAGATGCTCTTGTTGGTTCTGCTCTTGCTACCGCATCAACTTCAGCAACAACAATTGATACATGGTCAGCAACAACATACTCAAGTGCTAAATATATCGTACAAATGAAAAAAGGTAATGATATTGAAGTAATTGAAGTTTTGGTTACTGTAGATGGATCAAATAATGTTTACTTAACAGAGTATGCAGATGTAATCAGCAACACTGAACTAGGAACAACTAACGCTGTTTACAGTGGTGGAAACGTTCTTCTTCAGGTAACTGGTGCAGCAGCAGATACCGATGTTAAAGTACACAAGGTTTATATTGAAGCATAACTAAAGAATAGAGGTTGGAAGTGGCAACAGTAAATAAAGACTTCAGAGTAAAGCACGGCATTATTGTAGCCGAAGGCGGAACTTTTGGATCAACAGTCACAGTTGCCACTCCTACTCAAAATGCTCATGCAGCAACAAAACTTTATGTAGACACTGCAGTAGGATCACCACAACTTCCTGTTGGCTCTACACCACCAGTTTCTCCAGATAGTGGAGATTTATGGTTTGATACATTAACAGAACGTGTACATGTTTACTATAATTCACAATGGGTTGCAATTGCAACACTTCAAGATGCAGAAACATTACAAGACCATATTCATGATACTTCAATTGATGGTAATGGATTAATTGTCAGTATTTTTAAAGATGCAGGATATTACTACCAAGCAGGAGAACTAGTTACTGCTGGACTTTACAATACATCTTCTTGGGATCAAACCTGGGATGGTGGAATAGCAATAGATAATTTTAACTAATTATCTGTTATAATATAGACATACTTCAGAGGAGTAAAAATGGCAACTAGAATGCAACAACGCAGAGGAACCGCTTCACAGTGGACATCTGCAAACCCAGTATTAAATGCTGGTGAAATGGGATGGGAATCAGATACTAATAAATTTAAGATTGGTGATGGTACAAACCACTGGGCTGACCTAGACTATTTTATTGATGCCAACTCAACAGTAAATCCTTCTTTTGGTACAAGCATTGTTTTTGAAGGTGCCACTGCAGACTCTTATGAAACTACTCTTCAAGTAACAGATCCAACTGCTGATCGTACAATTACTCTTCCAAACGTTACAGGTACAGTTATTACAACTGGTAACCTTTCAGATATTACTAATATTGGAGTGTTCTCAGGTTCTATTACTATTGAAGGTGCAACTGCAAATGATTTTGAAACTACCCTTCAAGTAACCGACCCAACAGCAGATAGAACAGTTACTTTTCAAGATGCTTCAGGAACAGTTGTTTTAAGAGATACTGAAGATACACTTACTAATAAAACTCTTACTGCTCCAACTGTTTCAGGACTACAACTTTCAGATGGAGCAATTTATGTAGAAGGTGCAACTGCAAATGATTTTGAAACTACTCTTCAATTTACTGACCCAACAGCAGATCGCACTATTACAATGCCAGATGCAACAGGAACAGTTGCTTTAACATCTGACATTACAGTAACAGCATCATCAACAAATACACTTTCAAATAAATCAATTTCACTTGGCTCAAACACAGTTACTTCAACTCTTGCACAACTAAATACTGCAATTAGTGATGCCGATGTAGCCACACTTGCGGGGACAGAAACTCTTACAAATAAGACTTTAACATCTCCAAAGATTAACGAAGATGTTGCTATTACAGCAACCGCTACAGAACTTAATTATGTAGATGGTGTTACTTCTGCAATTCAGACACAAATGGATGCTAAGGCTCCTCTTGCTTCCCCAACATTTACAGGAACTGTCACAGTTCCAACACCAACAAATTCAACAGACGCTGCTACAAAGGCTTACGTAGATGCAGTAACAGAAGGATTACATATTCACCCTTCAGCAGTTGCTGCAACAACCGCTAACATTACTCTTGCCACAGATGTTGAAAACGGAGACACTCTTGATGGAATAACTCTTGCAACAGGAAATAGAATTCTTATTAAGAACCAAACTACTCAATCTGAAAATGGTATTTATGTAGTAGCAGCCTCTGGAGCACCATCAAGAGCAACAGATTTTGATGCGCCAGCCGAAATTGATGGCGGAGACTTTGTGTTCGTAACTGGAGGCACAGTTAACGACAATACTGGTTGGGTACAAACTAACATAGTAGGAACTGTAGGAACAGATGCAATAGCATTTACACAGTTTTCAGGTGCTGGCACATATTCAGCAGGCACAGGATTAACATTAACAGGATCAGTATTTAGTATTAATACTGGAACAACAGTAGATTTATCTACCGCTCAAACCTTAACAAATAAAACTATTGATGGATCAAGTAATACAGTTTCAAATGTTGCAATTAGTACTGCGGTTTCAGGATTAGGAACTAATGTAGCAACATTTCTTGGAACACCATCATCAGCCAATCTTGCTTCTGCAGTAACAGATGAAACTGGAACAGGCGGATTAGTTTTTGCAACTGCTCCAACATTAACAAATGCGGTAGCAGTGAATCCAGTTCTTCGTGGACCAGAGGAGCGTTGGTCAGTATCTGCAACTGCTGCAAGTAGCACAGTTAACCTAAATATTTTGACAAGCGGCATTCTATATTACACTTCAGATGCAAGCGGTAACTGGACACTAAATATTCGTGGAGATGGAAGCACTACGCTTAATGACAGTCTTGCTACCAACGACTCTATTACAGTTGTATTCTTTGCAACAAATGGAGCAACTCCTTACTACCAGACATCATTTACAATTGATGGATCTGCAGTAACTCCAAAGTGGCAGAATGGTACCGCACCATCTGCAGGTAACGCAAACAGTATTGATATCTATTCATACACAATAGTAAAGACAGGAAACGCTGCTTTTACAGCCTTTGGATCACAGACAAGATTTGCATAAGGGGAAAATAAATGCCTATTATTGGTGGACGAGGAGCAGGTGTAAGAGGCCTTGGATTTCAGGGTGCAGGAAAACCTAATCCACCAGTAAGCGTTTCTGCAACAGATGTTGGAACATCTCGTGCATTTAATAATGGTGCAGCAAGCGTTTCATTCTCATCTGGTGGAAGTAATGGTGCACCAATTACATCATTTACAGTTACTTCATCCCCTGGTAGTTATACAGCATCTGGAGCATCATCACCATTGACTGTAACAGGATTACAATCTAATACCGCCTATACATTTACAGTAACAGCAACAAACGCAGTTGGAACTTCTGATGCTTCTAGTGCATCTAGTTCTATTACAGCAACAACAGTGCCAGCAACTCCTGCTGCACCAACCGTAACAACTTCAGCCCTTTCAGATGCTGTCTCTTGGACTGCCCCTGCAAATGGTGGAAGTGCAATTACTGGTTACACTTGGGCATCATCAGATGGTAAAGGTGCTACTGTTGGATCAGGAACAACAAGCGTTAACGTTACCCAAGAAGGAGATACTTCACAAACATATACAGTTTATGCTACTAACGCAAATGGTAATTCATCAACCTCAAGTGCTTCAAACAGCGTAACTACCCCACCATTCTTCCCACCGTTCTTCCCACCGTTCTTCCCACCGTTCTTCCCATTCTTTCCACCATTCTTCCCACCATTCTTCCCACCATTCTTCCCGTTCTTCCCAGCCTTCGCTCCACCATTCTTCCCATCGTTTGGTCCATCTTTCCCAAGATTCATTTACTCATCTAAGAGATTTAAGCATAGTATAATGAGGGTTGTAAACATTAATTAAAAATAGTGGGGGTAATTAAAAATGGAATCAATGGGTATTGATTTTGAACAAGCAATAAAGAGTTTAAATCCAGTAACATGGATATACAACGGTGACACTAAAGAAATCAGACAACTTGGCTATATAGCAGAAGAAGTTAACGAAGTAGACTCTTTAAAATATATAGTTGTATTTGACAAAGATAATAAACCTTTGGGTCTTAGGTATGACCTTGTTTCTGTTTACTCTGTAGAAGTTTTAAAAACTTTGTTGGAAAGAGTAAAAAATCTAGAAGATGAAATAAAAATATTAAAAAATAAATAATTTTAATATTGATGTATTTTATTATTAATAGGTATATGCTATAATTAATTAAATCTGATAGGGGTATAAATAATGGGGTTAAAGTTTGGTACTTTATGGTTTGGAAATGAACCTACCCTACTGCAGCAAATTTCTTGGAATTCATATCTATACCATGGGCATGAACTATACATATATCTGTATGACATGTCTATTAAAGTTCCAAATGGTGCAATTAAAAAAGATGCAAATGAAATTATGTTAGAAAAGGATATATTTCTAACAAAGTTTGATGATCCTTTATGTGGTGGTGGACATCAACAGTTTGCTGATTTATTTAGACTTCATATGTTGAAAAAAACAGACCTTATATGGACTGACTCCGATATGGTTTGTTTAACTGATACCTGGCCAGATCCAGAACCATATTTATTTGGATTTTTTGTAGACACTCCTCATCCAGCAAAAGGACCAATAAGAATTAATAATGATATCTTATACATAAATAATGATGAAATTTTAGATGACTTAATTAATAATTTTGTTTGTATGCCAACTGCAACTAAAGGAGATCAAATTAAGTATGGTCCAGTATTATTAACAGATATAATCTCAAAGAATAATTTAATGCATTTTGTTAAAGAAGAGCGTATTTTTCATCCAATAAGATATTCACATACTCGTGATTTTTTAAACCCATTTATTTTTGAATATACAAAAGGTCTAATGGCTAATAGCATTGCTATATCTTTGTTTAACTCATCTTGGTTGATGCATAGTTTAGAAATTCCTAAAATGGACTCTACTCCGCAAGAAAATACCTTAATTGGACATTTAACTAAAAAATATATTCCTGTAGAATTATACTAGCCACATAAAAGGAGAAAAAATGAACTATAAAGAACAAACCCAGTATGATGAAAACTCAAATGTTTGGTTTACAAAAGATAGATCAGAAACATCAAGCAATAGACTTAACTCAAAGTCATTAAAAGATGGCATAGTAGTTGAAAACTTGGCTTTAGGTGTTAATGTTTATAAAAATACATTTTCTTTAGAAGACTCTAAAAGGTATATAAATACTCTTGAGTCAAATTTAAGTAAAAATAAAAAATATAATTGGTCAGAAGCAAAAGTAACAAACTCTGAAACTCCAATTAAAAAAGCAAGAGACTGTGTTGATTTTAAATATAAACAAGAAAATCTTGGATCAAGAGATGCTGATAATGCAGAACTATTGGATCTTCATCAAGAAATATATGAAAAATTAAAATACTGTGTAGATGATTATGCTTCATATTGGGGAATAAATGTTGTATATTATGAAGCATTTAATTTTGTTAAATATGAAGGAGAAGGATCTCACTTTAATATTCATGCAGATCATGGCCCAGTTTACAACTGTACAGTTTCTGCAGTAGTATATATAAATGATGATTACGAAGGTGGAGACTTAAAGTTTCCAAGAATGGATAACCTTGTTTATAAACCCAAAGTTGGAGATATAGTTCTTTGTCCATCAAATTATATTTATGAACATGCATCGTTGCCAATAAAATCAGGAACAAAATATTGTGTAGTGGTAATGACAGATATTAATGAGTTAGGACATAAATAAGTTGTCTGAAGACTCTAATATATCTAAAAATATAATTATATTTAAGCCATACAGGCCATTATCAAATGAAGAAAGTTTTTCTGCACCATCTCCAACACAAAAGGTAATTCCAGATTGGTACAAGGATGCAGATAGATTTGCTAAGATGCCAAATGGTGAATACTATAAAGCATCAAAAGAAATTTGTCCTTTTCCAAAAGAAGGAACTGTAGATGATTATGGAAAAATTCCAACATGGAAAGCATGTCCAGCAATTTTAGATGCATTTTCAACAGGATATGTTTTAAAAACTCCATGCGATCTTACATTTTTTAAAAATGAAAAAGGAATAATTGATGTTAAAATATCTGATCCAAATTATAAAGATTTTTGTGGTAAAAGACAGGCAATGCCACAATTTGAGCATCCAAGGGGATTTTATAAAGATCATTTCGCCTGGTATCCAGATTGGGGTCTAGAACTACCAGAAGGATACAGTGCATTATTTATGACTCCAATGAACAGATTTGATCTGCCATTTTTAAATACAACTGGAGTAGTTGATTCTGACAAGGTTCATATACTTGGAACATTTCCATTTTTTATTGCAGAAGGTTGGGAAGGAACTTTGCCAGCGGGAACACCCTACTTACAGGTTCTTCCTTTTAAAAGAGAAAACTGGGAGCAAAAAATAGAAAGTCTAGACCAAAGACAGATGTATGATAAACTTATAGACAACATGAGTTTTTATCGTAAGCCAGATGGTGGTGTTTATAAAAATAAAGTATGGTCTAAAAGAGAATATAAATAAAGGGGAAAAAATGCAAACATGGACAGATAAAGTTAACCTTGGTAATGGCATAGTATGTTATAAAGGGGTAATTAAAAAAGAATTTGATGTTATCAATAGGCTTGAGGATAATCTTGAACCAGTTGGTAGCGAAGACAAAGGGTATAGTTGGCTTCCAGCATACGTTGGCTATCAAGAGTTAATGCCAAACTATAGAGATTGTAATGATTTTAAATTTAAAAAAACTGATATTGAAAATGACACAAGTCAGGTATCTTTAAATCTTCAAGCATTATGGCAAGATGTTTATGATGCTCAAAATCCAGCAGTACAAGATTATTGCAAACAGTTTAATATTTATAACTTAAAGTATTGGGAAGCATTTAATTTTATTAAATATGGTCCAGGACAGCATTTTCAGGAGCACCATGATCATGGATACTCTTATAACTGTACCGTTTCACTTGTTGCATATGTAAACGATGACTATGAGGGTGGAGAATTATTTTTTAGGCTGCAAGGTTTAAATGTTAAACCAGATGCTGGAGACTTATTTATATTTCCATCAAACTTTATGTACCCACATAGAGCAATGCCAGTACATTCTGGAACAAAATATTCTATTGTTACTATGTTAGATTACAGCAAAAAATTTCATACTCCAGATATGTATGATCCAAAGTGGGCTAATGAATAATGTTTAATATTTCAGTTGAACAAATGCCTTGGTCAACTATGCAGATTCAACCAATGTCTGTAAAAAGAGATTGGATGGGTACAACTTCAGAAAATCATGCATATAGGTGTTTTCCAGTAACTCAGGCAAATGTAGTTGGATGGAATTTGTCTTGTTCAAAAGATATAAGTTTCATCTGGAATGGTATTAGTGATCAAACTGGAAGCAATATTGAACTTTTACAAGGTCAGGACATTTGTTATACTGGAAGAGGCCAAGGAAGTGTAAGTTTTAACACTGGATTAGTTTTTAGAACAGAGCAAAATGTAAGCATGTTTACTATTAATCCAGTTAACTATTTCAATGATGACTTTGAGACAATGTCTTCTATAATAAGTACTTCATTTCTGGATAATCCACTTCCACTAGCAATTAAAGCAAGGTCAGCAAATAAAGAAATATTAATAAAGGCTGGAACTCCATTAGCCACAATTATTCCAATATCTTTAAGTGCTTTAAATGAATCTACTATTGAAATAAATGAATATCAGGATCCAGACAATAAAAGAAATGAAGCAAACCAATCTTATGGCGCAGCATCACAAATAATAAATCAATCTGGAAAGTGGACAGATTGGTATAGAGATGCCGTAAATGAAAAAGGAGAGTCTCGTGGAAGTCACGAGGTAAAAACTTTAAGATTGAGCGTAGTTGATAATAC